AATGTTCGATGAGATGGACTCCCTTGCCAAGAGGGCCAAGAGGCTTGAAGAGCAAGAGAAGGAGGAACGAGAGCTTGATAAGCCCATAAACAACCCCATCAAAGCCACAGTTGGGGAGAAAGACGACAGGTCGGCCAAAGTGATGGATGCATTTCGTTCCTACATCGTTACTGGCGCAATTAGGCCGGAGCTGCGCGACTTGCAGGTGGCGGATACCCAGACGCCTCCGGGCGGGACGATGGGCGGCTATCTTGTCCCGCCTCAACAGTTCATAGCCGAGCTGATTAAGACATTGGACAACGCCGTATTCGTGAGGCGTATAGCGCGAGTGTTCCAAGTAACCACGTCTGATTCGCTCGGCGCGCCAGTACTTGATACCGACATGAGCGATCCAGTCTGGACAACCGAGGTTCAAGACCTGTCGTCAACGGCAGATACAGCCATGACCTTCGGGAAAAGGGAGCTTAAGCCTCAACAGCTTGCGAAGCTGGCCAAGATATCAATGAAGCTGCTCCGTGTTAGCGCAATCCCTGCCGAGGCACTTGTGCGCGACAGACTTACATATAAGTTTGCCACGGCCATGGAAAACAACTTCTTAAACGGCGACGGGAGCGCTAAACCTTTAGGCGTGTTTAAGGCAGATACGAAAGGTATACCGACATCAAGGGACGTCAATACTGGCAACGCAACCGCTATAACGGCAGACAGCCTTATAGAGGCAAAATATAAGCTTAAGGCCCAGTACAGGAACGGGGCACAATGGATCTTTCACAGGGACGTCATAAAGGCCATTTGCAAGCTAAAAGACGGAGAAGGCAATTACATGTGGCAACAGGGTTTAATTGTAGGCCAACCAGACACGATATTGAGCTTGCCTGTGAACGAGTCGGAATATGCACCTAATACCTTCACTTCTGGAAATTATATCGGCATATTGGGCAATTTCCAGTTTTACTGGATAGCCGAACTTTTTGGCATGGAGATCCAGAGGTTAAACGAGCTTTTTGCCGCTACCTCACAGGTAGGGTTTATCGGGCGCATGTGGGTTGACGGCGCGCCTGTACTGCCAGAGGCATTTGCAAGGCTAAAGCTTGCCGCGTAGTAATGGTTATGGGGCCGTAAATTCGGCCCCATTAAAACAAAGGAGGCGTACGTAATGGGTTATAAGGCGGTTAAAACAGTAATTGGCGACGTTGAAGAAACATCTATCCTGTCGATGGTTGTGAGCGTTCCCTATGAGTTTGTGTTTGAGCACAGTAATGGCTTTGATGAAGAAAACCGCAAAAAGTTTTCTGAAGAACACAAAAGAAAAATGCTTGAAGCCATACATAAGGCCATTACTGAGATTGAGGGGATTTACAAAATTGAATGGGAAGCTGGCAATTTAAGCCAGAAGGTCATAAGCGAAGATCCGCTTGTAATTAGGCACAAAAATTACGTAATTATCCACAGGTATGTGGATAAGAGCGAACTGGAGGGTTGATAAATGAGCGAATACGGCACAAAGATTTACAGGAAACAGGGCGGAGACGAACTGGTGGTAGAGGCAGGCGGAAAGATTACAAAGGCTGGCGTACAGGCTGGAGCAATTACGAAGCTTGAGGCTGGAGCAACCAACGCTGAGATAGTGGCGGCAATCAACGCCATCATTGATGCGCTCCAAGGCGTCGGGATCATAGCTTAGACTGGTTAGGAGATGCGGCCTTGAAGGTAAGAATGGTAAAGACTGCGGCAAATCCAGACGGCGTTTGGATGGCCGACCTTGAATATAACATAGAGGACAGGCTTGCAAGGCAGTTTATAGAGGCAGGGGCGGCAATTCCGCTTGAGCCTGTCGTAGAAACTGAGGCCATTGAACCTCAGGAAAAAGCTGTGCTACCTCAAGGCAGGCCAAAGGGCGGCAAAAAGAAGTGAGAGGGGGTGATGTGATGTATCTTGAGATAGGCGCTCCAGAAGCAGAACCAGTAACGCTCGAAGAGGCAAAAAGGCATTTGAGGCTGGTTGACACCATCATAACTGAAATAGAACCAGAAGAACCGGGAGGGGAGCCTACCATCATCACATCACATCCAGACGACGACTACATAAAAAACCTCATAAGGACTGCAAGGGAATGGGGGGAGGCGTTTCAGGGCAGGTCATGGATTACAAGGACTGTAACGGCATACCTAAACGAATGGCCAAGTTGCCCTTTGAAGTTGCCGATGGGCCCTGTGCAGGAGGTAGTGTCAATATCATACTTCACGCTAGAGGGTGTAGAGGTTGAAGTTGACCCGTCGACGTACTGGCTGTCTCCAGACGGCGTGTTGTACGGAAAGGGTTGGCCCTTTGCCCCTTTACGTGAAAAGCTTGGCGTGAAGATAGTTTATAAAGCTGGTTACGGGGACGCAAGCGCTGTGCCTATGCGCTGTAAACAGGCGATGTTACTCATGATCGGGCATTGGTACGAGAATCGGGAAGAGGTAATTGTAGGTGCCTCTTCAAGCGGTGCGGCGCAGATACCAGCGGCGGCTGAGATGCTTCTATATCAGGAGCGGGAGATCCCTATATGACGTACATAGGCGAACTGCGAGACAAGATAAGCATAATACGCAAGATGAAGACCAGCGACGGCATGGGCGGTTGGGGCGTAACGGAAAGCGTGATCATATCACCTTGGGCAAAGGTAGAGGCGCCGAAGTCAAAAACAGGCATCATTGCGCAGAAGGACACGGAAATAAGGACGCACCAGATAACCATGCGCTATAACGATGCAGTAGAAATAGGCGACATCGTGAAATTTTACGACACAAGGCTGGTTGTAAAGGCGATAAGGCATGACGGAAAGAGGCGCTGGATGTACCTTGACTGTGAGCCAGAGGTGGTATAAATGCCAATAACGGTGCATATCAAAGGGCTGGATGACGTACTTGGAGAGTTGAGGAAGGTAGAACCAGAGGCGAAGCGGGCCGTGGCGAACGTGCTGAGGGAGAAGGCAAGGGCGATAAAGGAAGACGCCAAAAAAAGATGCCCTAAGGACACTGGGGCGCTTTCGGAAAGCATAAGGTACACGGTCTCCAGAAGGACGCTTACCGCTGCCGTCCATGCTGGGGGCAAGAAGGTAAGAGGCATCGATACGTATTATGCGCATTTTGTAGAGTACGGGACGCAAAAGATGAGAGCGCGACCGTTCTTGATCCCCGCTGGCAGGGCGCACGAGGACGAAACGCTTGAGGCATTAACCGATGCGCTTTATAAGGTGCTTGAGGGGTGATGGCCTTGGGATACCAAACAACGTCTCAGACCATTTACACCATTCTGACACAGAGTGATACGCTTATGAAGAAGGTAAAGGGCGTATACGACGAACCGCCTCAGGACATAACTGGGCCTTACATAGTAATTGGACAGCTTCAGGCCCTACCGGGACGACTGCTGAACGACACGGAACGAAAGTGGTTTGTGGATATTTACATTTGGAGCAGTTATAACGGCAGGAAAGAGGTGGTGGAGATAGCGGACATCATAGAGGGCCTTCTACCGCGCGATATGTGGATGGACGAATTCGTTGTAAGGAGCGATCCGACATCAGGCTGGTGGGAAGGCGTAATGACAATAAAAGGTTACATGAGATAAGGAGGTAAAAAAATGGGTGCACATCCTGCAAAAAATGCTGTACTAAAGGCAAAAATAGGGGCGTCATACACGCCGTTTGAGGCAAGGTCATTTGAGATAGGAACGGCGCTAGGTACCATCGACGCATCGACGCTGTCCACTCAATGGAAGAAATACCTTGTAGGCCAGACCAGCTGGACTGTGTCCTTTGAGTTATTTTATGACCCAAGCGACACGGCGCAGGCAACCATTGTCGGCAACACGATGACTGGCACGCTTTGCAAAATAGTGGTGAAGCCAATAGGCGAGGGCGCGACAGATACCATGCTTTACGGCGACTGCTATGTAACGAACATGCGCATAACTGGAGCGACTGAAGACGCTGTTGGGCTTTCAATATCGGCTCAGGGGACAGACGAACTACACCTTGCAGTTAACGCCTCTGTCGATCCTTCGTAAAGGAGGGGGTACTAAATGGCGGGAGCTAAACCAGCAAAGAAGGCCATCATACAGCTTGACATCCTAGGTACGCCAACTCAGATAGGCGAGGTGCGGGACTTCGAGATAACCACGGCACTTGGCACAATAGACGCCTCAACGCTTTCAACTCAATGGAAGAAGTACCTTGTTGGTCAGGCTGGATGGACTGCGAACATGACGATGTTTTATGATCCGACAGACGCGGGGCAGGAGGAGCTTGTGAATAGGGCCATTAACGGCGAGCTTTGCTCTTTTGTCTTTCTGCCCTTCGGTGAGGATGAAGTCTACCTCTTAAAGCTTGGCGGGGCTACTGGAGGAACTTTTAAGCTTGGTAACGGGGACGTCATAAAGACGTCAGCGTTGCCTTTTAACGCCACGGCAACCGCGATACAGTCAGCGCTTCGTACCGCTTACGGACAGCAGGCAATATTTGTAGTGCCGAGCGGTGCGAACTTTCTGATTGCGTTTCCGACAGGTGTGAGTGCCAATTTGCAGATCATGGAGAACGCGCTTACAGGCGGGACTACAGCAACGTGTACGCTCCAGCCCGTACCTGCAAAGTACACGGGGGAGGGCAACATAACGGGATGGAATCCAGCAGGGGCAACTGAAGATGCAGTTGGCGTCTCTCTTTCGGTGCAAGGTACAGGTGAACTGGTGAAGGTGGTATAGCATGAAGATAGGCGGACAGGAAAGAGAATTCAGGTTTGGGCTTAACGCTATAAGGGCACTTATAAGGGCAACTGGCAAGACACCGATGGAGATAATCCAGAGCGGGCTTGACCCGACAGACTTTGAGCTTGGCATTCATATCATATGGGCTGGCCTTTTGTGGGCCAACAAAAACATAACGCCAGACATCGTGGGGGCGTGGCTCGATGCGGATCCTCCGGGAACGTACACGCAGGCGCTTATCGAGGCTGGTAACGCTCTTGTAAAGGCGTTCGAGCGTTGCTTTGCCTCAGGCGGTGTGGAGGAGTCTGAGGAGGGGGAAAGAAAAAACTGACAGTAGGGGACTGGGAGGACGTCATAAAAGAAGTTACGTTGGTTGCTCTCGGCCCCCTTTGTCTTACGCATGATGACTTATGGAACAGGACGTTTGGAGAGTTAGAGGATCTTATTTACGCGTACCAGTACAGGGCTTTTTTAAACTTGAGGGAAAAGGCGCAGGTGGCGGCATGGATTATGAACGCGGCTGGGACGCTCAAGCGTCAGGTATCGGCGGAAGACCTAGTTGGACATTGGGTGGACGGCAGAATAATGTCAAAGGTGGAATACTTTGACTACTGCAAAGAGAAAATAAGACGCAAGAAGAGCGGGAAGGAGGACTGGGATGGCTAAACGGCGCATCACGTATTCATTCGGTGCCGACCTGTCGGAGCTTGAAAGGGCAGTAAAGCGCATCAACAGCAAACTAGGCCAGCTTGGCAGGGACGCAGAGCGCATTGGGAAGGCCATGTCAAAGGCATTTACCATCCCGCTCGCAGGTATAGGTGCGGCCTCGACGAAGGCCGCAATAGATTTTGAAAGCGCCTTTGCAGGCGTTCGCAAAACAGTAAATGCTACAGAGGATGAATTCAAGGCGCTTGAGCGCGGCATAAGGGATATGGCAAAAGAGATCCCTGCGTCAGCGGTTGAGATATCGAGAGTGGCGGAGGCTGCTGGACAGTTAGGCATACAAAAAGATGTGATATTGTCCTTCACGCGAACCATGATTGATCTTGGCGAGTCGACCAACCTGTCGGCTGAGGAGGCGGCGTCAGCGTTGGCACAGTTTGCCAACGTTACGCAGATGAGCCAGAAGGAGTTTGACAGGCTTGGAAGCGTCATAGTGGCTTTGGGCAACAACCTTGCCACAACAGAACGCGACATAGTGGAAATGGGCCAGCGCCTCGCAGGAGCGGGCAAGCAGGCGGGTTTAACCGAGGCACAGATAATGGCCATAGCTGGTGCCCTGTCCTCTGTAGGCATTGAGGCGGAAGCTGGAGGCTCCGCATTTTCAAGGTTGCTTTCAAACATGCAACTTGCCGTAGAGACCAACAGCAAGAGTCTGCAAAACTTTGCTTCGGTTGCAGGCATGTCGGCGGCACAGTTTAAGCAGGCATTCCAGCAGGATGCGGCTGGCGCTTTGATGGCATTTATAAACGGACTTTCAAGCGCTCAGTCACGCGGCATATCTGCGGTGAAAGTCCTAGATGACATGGGCATAAAGGAGATAAGGCTTAGGGATGCCCTCTTGAGGGCCGCAGGGGCAAGCAACGTATTCACGCAGGCTTTAGATATAGGCAACAAGGCATGGCAGGAGAACAACGCGTTAACGGAAGAGGCAAGAAGGAGATACGATACTGCGGCTTCACAGCTTAAGATGCTACGTAACAGGATAAATGACGTTGCAATAGACATAGGCGGACAGCTTGTGCCATATATCCTTAAAGCGGTTGAAGCGGTTGCTGGTTTAACAGAAAAGTTTAGCAAGCTTGCTCCAGAGACTCAGAAATCGATAATTGCTGTGGCGGCTTTGATAGGTGTTGGCGGGCCGTTGATGATAGCCTTAAATTCAGCCATAACGGCGGCAACCTCGCTTGCCGCTATCCTTGCATCAATAGTCGCAAGTCCAGCTTTCCCGTTCGTTGCGGCAGGGGGGTTAGGGTTGGCCATGGGGGCCAACATAGCCAAGTGGCAGGAGGAAAGGCGTAATGCTCCAACAGTAAGGGCAATAACGGAAAAGCGCACAGAGCTTGCGGGCCCAGCCCAGCAGATATTCTTTCAGCGTTACGGGA